CTACTTCAATCCCTCATGGTTTAATTTACAAGCAAATTTAAAACCGATTCTAAAGTTTTCAAGCGCAGTTTCGTAGTTTAATTTAATATGCGTACTAACGAAGGATTCAAACAATTCCTTATCCTTACCGTCTAATAATTTAAGCAGTTCGCTCTCGGCGTCCGTAATCTTTTTCTGCATGTCCCTCTTAAAGATTTGTTCGTTGATTGGGACGATGTTGCCGCTAAAAAGGTTTTCAAGAAAATCCATGATTGTGCTCCTTATAGAAAGTATTATATTAATTATATCTCGCAAATAGAAGAATGTCAACATATTTTGTCTCGAAATTAGAAGATTGTGAGGAGTTACAAATGTTCAATGAAAGATTTGTGCATATTTTACAAGAAAGGAAAATTAGCACATATAAATTAACGAAAGATACCGGGATATCCAACGGTTTAATCAGTGATTGGAAAAATAAGAAAAGAACGCCCGCTTCGGAGAATCTGATTAAGCTTGCAGATTATTTTGACGTGTCGGTTGATTATCTGCTTGGCAGAACCGAAAATCCAAAAGTAAACTTATAAGGAGAACCATCATGAACCCTATTGAAAAACTCAAAAAGTGCCACGACAGTATTAAGGAAAAAATACCTTTCAAGCCGAAGGTCGCGATTATCCTCGGCTCGGGGCTCGGCGCGCTCGCCGATGAAATCGACGCAGTCGCCACTATAGACTACGGCGAAATAGACGGCTTTCCGCAGTCCACGGTAATCGGGCACAAAGGCCGCTTCGTCTTCGGGCGTATCGGCGGCAATCCCGTGGTAGTCATGCAGGGGCGCGTGCACTATTACGAGGGCTACTGTATGAGCGATGTCGTGCTCCCCGTGCGGCTGATGAAGCTGATGGGCGCGGAAATCCTGCTTCTCACCAACGCGGCGGGCGGCATTGACGCCGCTATGAAAGCGGGCGACTTCATGCTCATAACCGACCAGATTTCTAACTTCACGCCCAACCCGCTGATTGGGGAGAACTTCGCCGAGCTCGGCACGCGCTTCCCGGATATGAGCGAGATTTATAACAAAGAGCTGTGCTCCGTTGTGCAAAGCACCGCAAAGGAACTCGGAATCAAGCTTCACGAGGGCGTGTATGTGCAGGCGACAGGCCCGAGCTTCGAGAGCCCCGCGGAAATCAAGATGTTCCGGAGCTTGGGCGCAAACGCGGTGGGCATGAGCACGGCGTGCGAGGCGATTGTAGCCAATCATTCGGGCATGAAAGTCTGCGGGATTTCGTTCATTGCGAACCTTGCCTGCGGAATGACCGACAACCCGCTGACCCACGCCGAAGTCATGGAAGCGGCGGCCCAAAGCGCGCCGCTGTTTAAGAAGCTGGTTCGCGCGGCAGTGGAAAAATGTAGCGCCTGTGTTTAGATTTGCCGGGTATACGCGGAAAATATTACCGCTTTACGGCGGTCAGTCATTAAACAGGAGATAAGAAGTTTGAAACAAAATACAATTGAAACGGGGAAAACGCTGTTTTCATACATCTTTGTTAAAGAAAGGACTTAATGAAAATATGAAGATTAAGGTTTTCACGGCGGCGACGACGCATGACCTGGAAAAAGACGTGAACAGATTCATCGCGCAAAGGGATATAGACGTGGTGAAGATGGATTTTTCAACGGCTGTAACCGCGAGCGTTCATATGGCGTACTCCGTCATGGTCACGTATGAGGCGCACGGGCTTGTCATAGAAAACGAGGAAGCGCTGTAAGCCCGGGTTGAGAGCGGCAAAAATATTATAGAGAAATCGTAAAAAAAAGATTAGAGATAAAAAATCTATGAACCGGGAAAATGATGTTTTCATGCTGCATTTGTGAAGAAAGGATTTTGTAATATGTTAGACAATATAAGACTTTCGTCCGATGAAACAGAAGTTATAATCCTCGACCAGACAAAGCTGCCCGGTAAAGTGGAATATTTGCGCCTTAAAACAGCGGCAGAGATGCGTGAGGCGATTATGACGCTGCAGGTTCGCGGCGCGCCCGCCATCGGGATTTTTGCCGCTTATGCGCTTTATGTTCTGGCAAAAAGTATCCCGGAGCAGGCGGATTTTAACAGAACGCTGAAAGAAATTAAAAACTCCCTGAACTCCACCCGCCCGACGGCGGTGAATCTAAGCTACGCGCTTGAGCGCATGATAATAGCCGCAAAGAAAGCGGGGAGAAAGCGCGAAAAGATTCTGAAAGCGCTCAGCGGCGAATGTCGGCAAATCCAGCATGAGGACATCGCGGTATGCAGAAGCATTTCCGAATACGCGCTGACGCTGCTTAAAGACAACTGGGGGATTCTCACCTACTGCAATGCGGGGCCTATTGCAACTTCTCGCTACGGAACCGCGCTCGGCGGGATTTTTCTCGGCTTTGAGCGTGGTTATAAGTTCAATGTCTACTGCTGTGAAACCCGCCCGCTCATGCAGGGCGCGCGGCTAACGGCGTTCGAGCTTTCGGAGGAGGGCATAAACACAACGCTCATCTGCGACAATATGGCAAGCAGGGTCATGAGTGAGGGTAAAGTACAAGCTTGTTTTGTCGGCTGCGACCGCGTCGCGGCGAACGGTGACACGGCAAATAAAATCGGGACAAGCATGATTGCTGTCTTGGCGAAGCATTACAAGATTCCTTTTTATGTTTTCTGTCCGACCTCAACACTTGATATGAACTGTAAAAGCGGTAAGGAAATTATAATAGAAACCCGTGAAGAAGCGGAAATTCACACCGGATATTTCCGCGAACGCCTCGCCCCTGATAATGACAGCCTGAAAATATACAACCCGTCGTTCGATGTTACGCCCGCGAATTTGATTATTGCAATCGTAACCGAAAACGGGATTTGCAAGCCTCCTTTCGAGGAGTCATTGAAAATGATAATAAGGAAAAAAGCTTCAAAATGAATAAAACTAATTCATAGGACTGTTGTCAAGGGCTTTTTTCAAATATTTTCAAAAAAATATAAAAAATCACTTTTTTATGCCGAAAACAGTTAACTTTTGACATGAAAAAGGGTATAATGTGTTTGAGGATTACACATGCGAGGACATTAATTTTCCAAAAATCCTCTCTATGGATGATGTTTGCGGGCTTGACTTCATTCCGCGCAAAGAAAACCTCATCCTTTACGGCAACGTCGGCGCGGGAAAGACACATTTAGCAACCGCACTTGGAATAGCCGCTTGCGACAGGGGATTTAAGACGAAGTTTTGGCGTACTGCTGTGCTTGTCAATAAACTCATTGAAGCAAAGCAACAGGGCTGTCTCGGTAAATTTATGGAGCAATTCGACATACATAGCGGTGAAATTAATCTCACATGGGCTACAGATGAATATATGTTTATTATAATAGGCGACATAGGTGAAGCAGAGGCGGTTAGAATAGCGGTATCGTTAAATAAATAAAGTAATTGATTTTTATAAATCAAAAATAACAATATTTAAAACATTACATTGCTTTTCATTATTAAATTGCGATATAATGTAAGAGGACATGCTTTCATGATAAAGCAGTCCTTTTATGCTTTTGTGATTTGACAAGCAAAATGAAAAAAGCAATTTCCCGCAATAACCCGCATTTTCATAAAATAAACCCCAATAAAACCGCAACACAACAGCATTTTTAGAGCAATGCCGTGCAATAAAAGTTTTCAACAATCGAAACGCCTTGTCAAAATAAAATCGCCCTCAACGCAGCTCATCGGCGCGGATGGCGATTTTTTATACCGTGATTTAAATAATCATTTAAGAGTGTTTAAACGCCAGTATAATGCGTTTAAATCAGAATGTATATCATATTTTAATTAACAAAAACGAGATGAAAGTACGAAAGCGATGAGAAATATCGCGGACATTTTTTGCGGACATTGCGGACATAAGCATTATACTGAGAGTATAACATATACGTATAGTAAAAGCCGCATATTCCAGCGGCTTTTCGTATTTAATAATAACGATTCGATAACTGTTTAGCGAACGGTTTACCCCATAGCTTGAGTCTGCGGCGTTTAAGTATTTTTTCATATCGCTTCAATGAACGTTGTCTTCGTGCCGCCGCTCTTTTGCTTACTCTCATTTAGCTTACTCCTTCCGTTTTAGTTTTCCTTCTCCGCTTTGCTGAGCGGACGTAACGCTTAAGCTGTTCTATGATTTTATCGCCCTGTTCGAATGTAATACCCTTAAAAATATCGCCGCGTAGGTCAACGGTGACGCCGAGAACCTTGTGCATCACACCGGCGAGCCTTTGCTTTGCGGTTGCTGCAGACGGCTCTGTGTCGAGTCCCTGTAACTCGTAGGTGAGCCCGAAGGCTTTTGCGATTTGCTGCTTGGTGGTAAGTCCGCCCGCTCCATCCGGCGGCACCGGCTCATTCGGGTCTGTGGTCATAGTGCGGTGATAATCTTTCAAGTGCCGGATAACGCGAACGGCTTCATCGGTGGTGAGCTCACTTATGCGGAGCTTTTGTGTGAGCTGCCAGACGAAGTTATGCAGGTTGTCACGCGGGTTGCCTTTCTCGTACAAGCCGCACTTCGTACCGAGCCCGTAAATCGCTCCGATTTGTTTAGCTGTAGTCATGTATACCTCACACATCAATATCAATAATGCTGACCTTTACCGTTTGGTCAACTGCTGCTGAACGCACGGTCTTTTCTTTAAGTACAGATAAATTATTATTACCTGCAGGAATAGGAGAATCTTCAACATCATTTATTTTCATTAGATTATTAATATTCTGCCATGCTACGGCTTCCATCGCCATATACGCGTAATCTGAAGCAGTTTCTTCGCCCATGCCGCAGACGTTCATCAGCGTTCGCTTGTCAGTATCGAAGTTGATACCTTTGAGTTTTTTACTGAGGATTTTATTAGTTTTCTTGTCTACGCTGACATTATCAACTAATCTTTCTAAGCTCTCGCCTGCGTTATAAGCTCCGGTTAGCAGCGATATTAAAATTCGCTTTCCGTGGGCGTTTACGGTGTATGTTATTTCTTCTTTTACGCAATCCGCATAGACTTTACCGAAAATATCTTTAAGAAGCGATGGGTATGTAACCTTGAGCGTTTCGGCGTTGGTAACGGAAACGGCGCGGGAGTTGCTTTCGCCGATTATTCTCACGGATTTGTATTTAGTATCGGCGAGCAACTCCTCGCCGTGCTTTAAAATATCCGCTTCCATAGCCGATATATCTTCCTGTAAAAGTGATTGTTTTGTCTTTAAAGTTACATACATATCAACTTTTTTTCTGATGTCAGTCATTGAATTCCTCCTTTAAGCTGTCGGCGCAGACGGGGCAGAGGTCTAAACTTCCCACGATGCCTCGGATTGATATGGCTTCACGTACATCGCCGCAAATGCGGCACTTGGGCGCACGCTTCCTAATTGTGATTGTGCCGTCCGTACACGAAATTTCAATCCCCTCGCCGCCTGTTATGCCGAACTCGGCAGCAAGGTCTTTCGGGATTGTAATTGCACGGTTTTTAGTTATTTTCTTGAACCTTGTCATGATAACCTCCTGCATTATTAATAGTTTTATTTAACCGGGTATAAGCCCGGTTAGCTTAGTTTTTGCTGACCGTCACAAAAAGCATTGGCAGCAACCATTAGCTTTTTTATTTGACTTGGTGTGAGCCCGGAATCTTCATATGCTGCGAGCCGGTCAAGTGCGTTTTCAATCAAATTGAGCTTGTAATAGCTCAGCGGCTCACGAAGATTGTAGCTGTCTACTCCGATTACGTAAGCTTTTCCGCATTTACCGCGATTACTTAAACGTTTCATCGCACTCCTCCCAAAACTCCCCCACGACATACGCTGCGAACATAACAGTTACGCAGATTCCGAGCACAGTTATAATAATATGTTCGGGTACATCTTCGTGGAAAGCTATGTCACTGAAAAATCCTGCTGTAATTATCGAAAGCCATATCAGCCCAAAGCAAATCCTTTTCCTCATTTTAATTAAGTCCTTTCTTTATCAAAGCGGAATGAAAACATCGTTTCCCCCGATTCAACAATTTTTATTTCAAACTTATACGCTCCAGTCCGGCAAGGTTCATACGCATCGCCTTCGCCATCGCGGAAAGCCCAGCCAAATCGAAGCACCTGTTATCAAAGGCGTTAGCGAATAACCTCACCGCGCCGCGTATACCCTCATTGGTCTGCGCGATTTTATGCAGGAACGTGAGCTCCTTTTCCTGCCCTTTGAGCAGCGGGAACAGCAATGATATGTCTTCCTGCTTAACATCTTTAGTTTTAAAGAACGGACGCTGCCAGATGCGGTTATTTACCTGCCTGTAAACCTCTTTGCTTTTTCCCTCGATTTTTTCGCGGATTCCGTTGTTGCCGACAAGAGCCACGCCCATCGTCTGACCTTTACGGTCAAAATAATCCGCAAACGAACGCAGGGTTTCGATTGAATGATATGGCAGGAGCTGCGCTTCATCAACTATTATAACCATGCCGTCGTGGAGTTTTTGAACAATCGCAAGCCATAAATCGTCCATGCCCCGTTCAATTGAAATACCGAGCTCGGCAGCGATGAGCTTTAATACTGCGCGTGTAGATTTACAACAGGGGTTGATTGTAATCACGGCGCAGTTGTTAGGGTAATCTTTCGCGAACTGCATAACTGCTTTAGTTTTTCCGATTCCCGCGTCACCGGTCGCCACGGTGAAGCCGCCTTTGATTTGGCAGGCACGAATCGCTTCATAAACCGCCTGTGAAATCGAAGTGGGAACATAATCGACTTCGGCATATGTATTTTGTGCGGCGATTTTAGTTTCAAAATAGGCGTAGACCTTATTGAAAACGTTCTCGTAATTGCCCTTATAGGTGTTGCTTTTAATTGAACTCATTACCGACGCGCTGACACCGATGAGCTCCGCCGCTTTGTTTGCGCTTCCGCAGGATTGTGCCAGCTCAGCGAACTTGTTTAACGTAAATTGCCGTTTTTCTGTGAAATCCATAGTGTTAATCCTTTCCTAAACGTATTTTTGCATTTTTATTTATAGCCGTCCAGTCTATTTCTGTGATTTCTGCGACTATCGGCATTTCACGCTTGACTTTATCGGACATGACGGGAGTAAACTTGTCGGGGTGTTTGACATTATAATTTTCTAAGTTCCGTACCGCGCGTTCACATTCGAGAGCCAGCATATCAATCTTCTGCTCTGATGTTAAACCGTCGGTGAGCCCTTTCTTGTAATCCTTGATTTGCTTTAATACAAGGCTCTTTACGCGCTCGGCTTCCTCAATGTCCTCGGGGTTTTTGGCTATGTAATCAATCATGGTTGCGCTGTCAAGGTAGCAGTCAAACATATACTTGTTACCGTCGCGGCTGTAAACTCTGACGCTCGTTGCATCCGCCGGGTCGTAGCGGACATATACTTCAGTACCTTGGTGCTGCCAGAGCTCGTCACGGGTGTACCAGAGATTAACGCCGGAGAATGTTGCATATACACCTTTACGCCCTATTTTCTGATAACGGCTGACGCGTGCCAGCAGCAGCGACAAGTCTTCGGCGGCGGCTTTTCTGAACTGCGTATTCTTTATGCTTGCGTTCCAGACCTCGATGCGGCTCATGCCGTGATAACGCCGTTCTTTCCCTCCGTAAGCGTCCATGTTGAAGCTGCCGTTTATGAGCGTTGAAATCACCTGCCGGATTTCTGCATCTGTCGGGATTTCGCCGCGCTTCAACGTTGCTTTCAAGCTTTCCGGTCGCTCGGTTACATTACCGCCGCAGAATGATTTAAACTGCCTTGATATTTGATTTTTCAAGGTTCCGAAAGTGCGCTCGATTGGTTTTGCTTTCGCGTTGCAGACCTGCGCAAAACGTACTTCTATTCCGAGCATTTCAAGGATTGTCGGCGGCTGGTCGTCTTTGTTCCAATTTTTCCTCCTGCGGTGTCCACGACCGCCGATGTCGTGCGTGGTAAATTCAGAGCCGTTATCTACGTAGATGATTTTAGGCAATCCATACTTTAGAATACCGTCACGAAGTGCAAGCAGGGTAGAATATGAAGACGGGTTCTCGGTAATGTTGAAACCTACGATTACGCCGCTTTTAACGTCAATGAACGCTGTCAAGTATAACCTGTGCCGCTTGCCGTGCTCGCCCTCGGTGATAAAATCAAAGGTATGGTTGTCGCCGACCCAAACGTCATTAGCTTCCAAATCGTCATAAAGCCGTTCCGTGTAAGGGCAGTGCTGGTCTTTCAGAGCCTTTTCACCTTTCCGGCATAAAGTTATGATAGCTTCCGGAAGAGCTAAAGCCTGCCGCCGCAGGGAGCGCTCGCTTGGTATGATTGAAATGTCGCCGGGGTGAAATTTTTGCGTCCATTCGTGTACGGCACGGTAGCACTGACTAACGGTAGGCTGCCTGTCGTTGAGATAAAACCAAAGGAAGGCGTCAATTATGTGCTGCGGTGTTTTTATTCTGCCTTTATTCCAGCCGCCGCGTTTTTCGATTAGCTCGTCGTAATTCTTTTCTTTATACGCCTTATACTTTCTATATAGGGTGGTGAGGGAAATTTCAAGCTCCGGATGCTGCCGCTTGATATTATCGACGAACATTTCGTCTAAGCCCTTTTTATCATCGCTCATGTCGTGGAACAGCCGCCACTGTTTGATGATTTTGTTCCACAGAGCGATTTGCTCGCGCTCGGCATCAGAATATGTACAGAGCGGACGTGGGGGCTTCCCGCGCTCCCTTTCGCCGCAGGCGCTAAGTTTGCGGTAATATTTGCGCTGCAGGTTTTCGGGAAGCGATGACACGGGGATTATATATTTTCCGGTATCGTCTGTAATGGCTTCCAGTTTACAATTGGCGATGAGCCTGCGAATATGCCGTTCTGAACAACCTTTTATTTCTGATGCTTCTGCTAAGTTTAAGTAATTACTCATAAGGTTATTTCCTTTTTAAGAGTGTTTTAATATAGTTTAAATGCCGTTTAAACATTATGTTGATTCGAGCCTTACGCACAGTGCGAACTCGTTGCAGGCGACTTTATGTTCTTCACGATAACGCCCGCCCCATACTCCGCATTTATCGTAATCCAAGTTCCAAACCACATATGGTACAGGTGTCATTTTCGATACAGCCTTGCCCATCGCGCTGTCACGTGATAATGCAACTATTTTATATCCGCTTATTATATTGCCGATTCTGATTGCCCTATGTAATTCCTTACTCATACCCGCACCTCACCATTTACAAGCTCGTCAAGTGAATAATTAAGTGCTTTTGCCAGTTTGCGTGTAAGAGCCAGAGAGGGGATTTTTTCGCCGCTTTCTATGTAAACTATCATAATTCTTGAACAGCCTACACGACCTGCAAGAGCTTCTTGCGTTAAATCGTACTGCTCACGTTTGCGTTTAACTCTTGCTCCTAAGTCCTTCATAATGCCTCCTTATGTATTATTTCATTTATCTCGATTAATTTATCTGCGGCACGCGCGGCGGCTCTGAGCGCATCCCATGCGGTTTCTGTTTTCGGATGCGCCCGAAGTACCCGCACAAACTCGGAAACCTCCTCCGGCGTACCTTTTATGATGAGCTCAATAATAATCACCGCCTTGTTGATTTATGGTTTTATTTGTGGTATAATGGGTCTGACGGAAAGGGGGTGACGGGATGAGAGAAAATTATGCACTGAAAAGAGCAATGGATTTGGCAAAATCAACTTTAGAAAATCCAAACTCAAAAATATGCGTAGATGAAGATGGCGGAAAAACAGTGGCAGAGTTTTTTATTGCGTTGTATAATGGCATAAAAAACATAGAACTTAAAAATATAAACGCTTAAAAATACTTATCTTTTTTAGCGATTTCCGCAAGAAGCTGCAATTCTTTGGGAGTCGCTTCGCCTTTTATGACCCTTTCAATTATTGCCAAAAGAGCATCATTGAATTTGTCAAATACTTTTTCAGTCATTTTTCTACCTCCAAATTCTTCATAACATCTTCATGACGGTGCCATGTTACGCCATAAACATCTTCGAGCAGATGTTCGTGAGCTGATTCGATTTTACGGAGCCGCTCATGATACTCCTGTACCGGCTTTAAGTCCGTTTGGTTTTTCGGCTTCAGCTCCTCAATCGTATGGATTGCTTCAATAAGCCGCTTGGCTTGTTTTCTGATTTCGTCGTAACGGATGAAGTCTTTTACAAAGTTTTCATCCTTGCAGAGGGTCTTGATTTGTTCTTTGGTTAACATTAAAACACTTCCTTTCTTATTGATAATTGGTTTCATATATGGTATAATGGGGCTGATGGGAAGGGGGCGACGGAATGAATGTTACAAAAGATTCTGAAAAGCTGCTCGTAACGACTTATAAAATCTACATCGAACGCCGTAAAAGCGGTATAAAAAAAGATGATGCTAAACATTTTGAATTTAATTTTTATCTCAACGATAAATATCTGTCTAAATGGATAAGAGAAGATGTTGTGAGTTGCCTTCGCAAACTTGTTAATAAAAACCTTATATGGTTTTCGCTTAGCAAGGATTTTGTTTTAAACGATGATGCAATAATTCTCATGGAAAACCGATTTAAAGACGGGGTAAAAGAAATTAAAGAATGGTTGTCATTGCTTATTCCTTAATATATCTGCTATTTTGGGGGCAAGTAAGTCTGCCATTCTTTCAATTTTTTCGGTACACTCAAAAACACGGTCAATTGTAATAAGCATGAATTTTGCAACCTCTTCCGGAGTTCCCTCAATATTACCGTTTTCATTTAAAATTATCATTATTACCCTCATTTCTACATTAATTCTACATATTTCCCCACAGGCATACCGATAACCATAAACTGACTTCTTGACAAATACCCGCCGTGTGATATAATAAAGGTGGATAGGTGTGCCGAAGCGGGTAACCATAGTTACATTATATTCCATATATATGGATTTGTCAATACAAAAATCCGCATATATTGATATTCGTGAAATTTGCACAAATCGGAGGCGGTAGTTTTGACGATTTCGCAACGAATATTTCAAATAATGGCTGAAAAAGGGCTTAAACAGAATGAATTAGCCTCTTTTTCGGGCATTTCGACATCTGCTGTTTCAGCATGGAATAAAAAGAACCTTAACCCAGCAGCTGAAAAATTATCCATAATTGCGGATTTTTTAAATGTAAGCTTAGAATACTTAATAACAGGTAAAGATAGCGTTAAAAATACGAACTTGTCAGATGATGAAATAAAACTGCTTGAATATTATAAAGGGTTCGATGAATGTAATAAATGTAGAATATTAGAAAGGGCAGAAACACTTTCAGAGCTTGATGCCGAGGAAAAAGCAAAGAAAGAAACAGAAAAAACTAAAAAGAAACCACCGTTAAAATTTCCACTGCCTCCTCAAGAGGTAATGGATGCTATGGATAGCACAAATTTTACTAATTATGGTGTAGTTGGATTATATATAGCTGAGTATGATTCACCTGTATCAGCAGGTAACGGGATTGAAATTGACGACGCTCAAGCGGAACCAATATTTATAGAAGATAGCGATGAGGCAAGGCGTGCTGATTTTGTTCTTAGCGTTAAGGGTGACAGCATGGAACCTATCTACTATGATGGTGATAGAGTCGCTGTCGAAAAATCTGACTTTATTGAAGTTGGTGAAATAGGTATATTCGTATACGAGGGGGATGTATTTATTAAAAAACGTGGAAATGGCGAATTAATTTCATTAAACAAGAAATACCCACCGATTAAAATATTAAATTACGACAGTTTTTTTCATAAAGGTAAAGTGATTGGAAAAGTAGAAGTTGTTAATAATCAAGAAGGACAGCACAAAAAATGATATGCCAAAACAATAATGAATTAAAAATATCAAAGAAAAGAATTATAATTATAAGTATAGTTTTATTAATTCTAACAGGATTAACAATTGCAATCTATTTTAACATATATAATGACATTAATTTTAGTACAATCTATAACTATAATTTAGATATTTCAATTTCAATAGGAATGAAAAAGGAAATTGTTGATAAACGCTTAGGAACCCCAGTCAGGACTACCAATGATTTTTTTGAATATGACGGTGGGAATATTACAATTAGTTATGAAGACGGAATGATTGAGTCTATCTCTATTAAGGGCGGTAGGTGGCGGATACAATGCAGACCACCAATATGGATAGGATTAAAAGGAGATGAAGATTGGGATGCGAGAAAGACTTATTTAGGGAATGAAAATATTAATTATGATGAAGAAAAAGATAAGTTTAGCTTTTACGCAACAAGAAGAAGAATTGTTCAAAGAGGGAATCATAGATATTATATTACTTTTTATTTTGAGGAAGATGCAATAAGTTGGATAACAATATCCAGTTAGTATAAGCACCTCGCCTATTTGTGCATTATGCATAAATAGGCGAATTTATTTTTGTTAAAAAAGGATATTGCAGTAACTATAGTTACATATGCTACCCTTTAATTAAGAATAATTTAAACGGTGACAAACATGGAATTAATAACGATATACGCGACCCTTCTTACCCTCTGCATTGGAATCATAAGCTTTTTCGTCAAGCGAGCATTTACGCAGCTTGACAAGAAAGCCGATAAAGATGAGCTCAAGGAGTGCCAAAAGGATTTGAAAGGGCTCCATGACCGTTTTGCAACGAAAGAGGAGCTCGCGGAAATAAAGACCCGCATGGATAAATTAGATGAGGGAATAGAATTCTTAAAGGAAAACACTATCCGCAAGGATGATTTTATACGCCTTTTTACAAGGCTCGAGAAGAAAATTGACGATTTGAATTAAGAGGTAATCATGGATAAAAACGATGTTTTAAATAAAATGCGGCAAGAGCGATTCGTTAAAAATAACGGCTGTGTTCTGCGTGCTGTAAATATCCTACGTGAGAAATATGTCAATCTCAGCGACTTGATGCCCGCTATTTCAGACGACATAACGGAAAGCGAGTACATAGACTGCGTTAATTATCTGTCCGAAAGCGAATACATACAGCTTCGCAACAGGATTTCAAAGGAAAATACTACACTCGCCGATACAGAGCTTCGGCTGCTGGAGGGCAAGCTTACACCTAAAGGAATACAACTGCTTTCCGGCAGGATAAGCGATGTGTGCGTGGAGCGGTGAGATTATGAGCAGAAAAAATAAGAGAAACCGTGAACCTAACCGTGCATACGGGAAAATCCAAAGCCTGCCGGCGGATATTCGCGAGGCGGTTGACGAAATGCTCCGGCTTAATTACCGGTACCGCGAAATAGTTGATTTTATCCATGATAATACCGGTGTTGAAGTTGATAACTCTATGGTCTGCCGGTACGCCCGGCGGCTTAATGCCAATTTAAAGGAAATCCGGCTCGCACAGGAAAATATGCGGGTTATGATGGAAGAAATAAATCGTTACCCCGAGCTCGACAGCGCAGAAATTATAGTACGTCTTCTTAAAAATCGTGTTTTGGAAGCCATAAATAATAGTTCTATAGAGGAATGGAGGGGGATTGACCCGCTTGAGCTCCTCGACAAGTCGGCGAAGCTGATGCGCGTCGCTACTTATAAAAAAGACGTTGATAATAAAATTAAAAGTATTACAGATATAGCTATAGACAGCTTAAAAACCGATATGGCTGATATGCCGGTTAAAGACCCCGCGCTGTATAAAAAATTAATTGAATATCTGAAGCAAAATGCGGAGGCACAGTAATGTATGTTTTACACGTTTTAGACGGAAAAGAGCAAGAAGTTATTAACGACCTTAAATGGTTTCAGACATTAAGAACATACGCTCCGAAAGAAAAAGTAACATACCGTAAGGGCGGCGTCTGGCGCGAGAAGCAGGAAGTTATTTTCCCGGGGTATGTTTTTGTTGAGGAAAGCGAGCATATTGAAAAATTGTCACCGTGGATGTATTACAGGCTGATTGAAACGAAAAGCGTTCTTCGCGTATTAGACAGATATAAGCCGCTTCCGGAAAAAGAAGCGAGTGAGATAAGAGCCATCGCAAAAAATCTCGACATATGTAAAGCGGAATTTGTAGACGGCGAACTCATTTCACTCCACGGGTGGATTGAGGAGTTTGATTACAGGATTATTAAATATAGCAGGCGTCAACGCACGGCTTTAGTAGAACATACGATTTACGGTGAACCTGTCCGTCATAAGCTGAGCGTTGATATTATTTAGTTGCCATAGGGTTTCCTTTCTTATATGACAAGTTTCGGCGTACAGGCGGCGCGGTTGATTCGCTCCCTCGCCGCCCAGCTGAAACAAATACGCGAAATATAAACGGACATTTTTGCCCGAAATGGCGAAGCACGTATAAAAATGAGCGTTAAAATTAATAAAAAACACTGTTTAAACTCAATTAAAATGCGGTTAAAACACAATCTTTTGAAAGGAGCCTGTAGGGGTTATGAATAAAAATGCAAACAGCCTAAACAGGCTCATGAGCATATTACCCGCGCCGGGGAGCAGAAGTTCCCCGGCGAATGGACTTGAAACGCTGTGTAAAATCTTTCTCGAAACGTCCGACCTCGTAAAAAGAGACCGCGCTATCCGGAAATATGCCAAGCAACGTGAGGATTTTAATACACTCGTTGAAAATAACTTCGCAATGCTGACAGCTGAGGTTGAGCAGGCTCTTGTAAAGCTCGCTACCGGATATACAGTTACCGAAAAGACGGTTAAAACCACGTCGAGAGGGCGTTTTGCGGAAGAAAAAACACGCACTGTGCCGCCGAATCAAAAGGCGGTGGAGTTTTATCTGACAAACAAAAAAGCGGCTCAGTACAGCGCATCGCCCAAAGCGGATAACGATAGCGAAGGTGTAATCGCTGAGCTCATGGAGGCGTTTAAAAATGTTAAATAAAGCAGCGTTCACCATGAAGCAAGCGCAGCTGTTGTCGCTTTTAAAGCGCGGTAAGCTGAAGCGCATTAATATTCTGGAAGGTTCTGTAAGAAGCGGTAAGACATGGATTTCACTTTTCTTGTGGGCGGTCTGGGTGGCATCGCAGCCTAAAAAATATCAGTACATGATGTGTGCCAAGAGTCTGATGACGTTGAAAAGAAACTGCCTTGACATTCTTCAAGAGCTTGTCGGCAAAAAGTATTTTACCTATTCCCTCTCTAAAAAAGAGGGTGTTTTATTTGGACGTAAAATCCTCCTTGAGGGAGTAAATGACGCTCGAGCAGAAAATAAAATACGC